AACCGAGAAAGAAACAATCAAACAGACTGGAATATCCACAACTCAGTCTGCAACTGTTGTTGGTGCAGGTTTGACATCTATTGATTATGTCGAAGGTGTAAATTATCTACCATTACCTGATTCAATTATCGGAGTAAACTCTGTACTTAAGTTAAACTCTAGCACCGTTTCTGACGGACTCTTTAACATTAAGTATCAGTTATTCTTGAATGATGTTTATTATTATGGTGCTCTTGATTTATTGAACTACTCGATGGTCAAGAGATATCTTGAGGATTTGGATCACATCCTAAATCCCCATGCAATGATTAGATTTAATAAAACTAATCATAAGTTATATCTTGATATTGATTGGACCGAAGTTGGTCAAAATGAATATCTAATTATTGATTGTTACAGAATCATTAATCCTTCAGAAGCAACCAAAGTTTACAATGACTTCTGGTTGAAGAGGTATCTTACTGCACTGATTAAAAAACAGTGGGGTATGAATATGATCAAGTTCCAAGGTGTTCAACTTCCTGGTGGGGTTCAACTCAACGGAAGACAAATCTATGAAGATGGTCTTGCAGAAATAGAAAAACTGGAAGAACAACTTAAGAATGAGTACGAGTTACCACCAATCGATCTAATAGGCTGATATGTCTCCACTAAATTCTTATTTTCTCCAAGGATCTCCTGGTGAGCAGAGACTCATTCAGGATTTAGTCAATGAACAGTTAAAAATGTATGGTGAGGACGTACTGTACTTACCAAGAAAGATCATTGGAGAAAATACTGTTATACGAGAAAACACTGCTGCAAAGTTTGACGATAGTTTCAGAATCGAAGCATATCTGATGAACTATGAGGGGTTCCAGGGTGCAAGCGCAGAACTCCTCACAAAGTTTGGTGTTAGAAATACAGATGAATTAACTCTTGTCATATCAAAGGAAAGATATGATGATTTTGTTCAACCAATTATCGATCAGTTCCCAGTTGGAGAAAGAAAGAAGGCTAAAAGACCTAATGAAGGAGACCTGATCTTTTTCCCTCTAGAGGGAGCACTTTTTGAAATTAAATTTGTGGAAGGTAAAAAACCTTTCTATCAACTCAGAAATCTATATGTCTACGAACTCTTATGTGAGAGATTTGAATTTGAAGATGAGATTATTGACGTTTCACAAGTAGATAATGAAGGATCTACCGTCAATGAGACTGTATCTCAGTTTGGTAATGTTTTAACACTAAATCTTGTGGGTGCATCTGCAACTACTGCAGCTGCTTCTGTGTCTGGTATTGTAACTGATAATCAATATAAGTCTGCACAGTATATTGACTTGATCCATGATGGTGCATATGTAACTACACCTACAGTAAAGATATCAAAACCTTTCTTTGGTATTGGTGTAACTGCAACAGCTTCTGCAAATCTAAACGTTGATGGAAGTATTTCGTCATTCAACATATTAAATGGGGGAACACAATATGTTAATGGAGCTACTGTAGCTATTTCTACAACTCCCGATATACCAGATGAATATGTCAGAGATCATCAGATTAATGATGTAGAACCTGGTTATGATAGTTATTATTCCTTAAAAATTGATGATAGAGAGTGGCAATTAAATACAACTCGTGGAGTAACAGGACAAAATTCTGTTGGAACTGTTAAATTTTACTATTGGCACTCAGGATCCACCCCAACAAGTGGATATCTTTATAAATCAAACTTTGTAAATGTTAAGTGGACTGCAGATAGTACTGTTAGTGTTGAAATAAGAAGAACAGATAATGCACAGTTTGGCACAGCCATCTTAAATGAACCAATATCACTGACTACTGGATGGAATAAGATTGAGTTTAGTTGGGATGGTTCAATATTCTCTTTCTGGAACATCCCTCTTGGAGGTTCTAGAGTTAGACAGTTTTATGATAATCTTTCTGGAACTAATTATGAAAATCAAAAGTTTGTGGATGACAACCCAGTATCTTTAGGATCTACAACTGGAGGAATTCAATACTTTGATCACTTTGAAATATATAATACTGCTTCGGTATATAATGGTGCAGGCGCTGCATCAACAAGTAGAATTTACTTGGAAAGTTTTGAAAAAGGCGAACAAGCTTTAGCAACTGTAAATGTAAGTGCCGCAGGCATAGTGACGAGTATAACCGTAGATTCTTCTAACATAGGTTATGCATATACAATTGCGCCAACAGTAACAATTTCAACGCCAGAGAATGGCATTCAAGCTACTGCGGTAGCTATTATGACAAGTAGAACCGTCAATCAAAAACGAGGTATCGATAGAGTTCTTCTAACAAATCCAGGTTATGGTTATACAGTTTCTCCAACTATTGAATTTATTAGTTCAAATGGATCTGGGGGTATTGCTACAGTTGTAATTAATTCTGGAGTTCTCCCAGTTGTTGCAATTAGTAGTGGTGGTGTAGGTTATACTACCGATCCACAAGTATTCATTGAACCAATATTTGTTGCAGAATCTGTTGGGGTCAGTTCTGAAATTAATAATGCGAAGGCAGAAGTAGTTCGCAATACAAACGGAGAAGTATCTCAGATTCTTTACTCCAACGCTGGTGCAGGTTACACATTCACCCCAGGTATTACATTTACTCTTCCAACATCAGATACTTACGGTTATTACGAATATAACGAAATAGTCACTGGTCAACGTTCTGGTGCAACTGGTTATGTGAGAGAGTGGGACGCTGATGATCGCATTCTTAAATTAGCTACTGTAAATGGAACATTCCAAAGGGGAGAATCTGTCGTGGGAGCCGCAGGAAGTTATAAAGTATCTACTGTTGATACAAATGAATTCTTAGATGCATTTGCAGATAATATAGATATTGAATCAGAAGCTGACGAAATCATTGACTTTAGTCAAACTAATCCCTTTGGAGAATTCTAATGTTTGGAACTTATTTTTATCACGAAATTTTAAGAAAGACTATCATAGCTTTCGGTACATTATTTAATAACATTGAAATTAAACACAAAGATACATCTGGAAATGGATTTAGTCAATTAAAGGTCCCTATTGCGTATGGACCTATGCAAAAGTTCTTAGCGAGAATAGAACAATCTCCAAATCTTAGAAAAGAAGTTGCAATAACTTTGCCTAGAATGGCATTTGAGATGGTGGGTATTTCATATGATCCAACTAGAAAATCTTCAACCATGCAAACTTTTAAGGTTGTAGATCAAAATAATAACAAGATGACTAAGGCTTTTATGCCTGTTCCATATAATGTAAATATTAGATTGTCGATTATGACAAAACTGAATGAAGATGCACTACAGATAGTAGAACAAATATTACCATATTTTCAACCCCACTTTAATCTAACAGTCAATCTGGTTGAACAAATAGGTGAGACTAGAGATATTCCAATGGTCTTGAATAGTATTCAGATGGATGATGATTATGAGGGAGATTTTACTACGAGAAGATCTCTGGTATATACATTGGACTTTACTGCAAAAACATATCTATTTGGTCCAGTGGATACTGGTAACGACAGTATAATCAAAAAAGTTCAAGTCGATTATTATACTAATACTGAAAGAAAAAATGCATCCAGAGAACTTCGTTATGTTGCAACTCCCAAAGCTCTTAAAGATTACAATTCTGACGGCGCAACTCAACTTTCTCAAGATATTGCAGCAAACGTCACCGAGTTTAGTGTTGAATTTGGAACTCAGTTGATTTCTAAGACTTACATACAGATTGGTGAAGAAGTAATGTTTATCAGAGAAATTGCTGGTAATGTTATCAAGGTAAATAGAGGTGAGAACGGTACTATTGCTACCACTCATGAAGCATTGGATTATGTTAACGCAATCAATGCAGCAGATGATGAACTGATTGATCTTGACGATGATTTTGGATTCAACGAATCTACATTCAATTTTAATGATGGAAAGATTTACAGTACAACTAAACAAACTGACGTGGACGCATGAAGTACGACGAAATAGATGATGCTTTAGATATTACACCCACAGAGGTTAAGTCTGAAAAAATTGTCAAAAAAGAACCAGAGGTAACTGAAGTCGTTACTTCTACTCAAGAACAACTCAAAAAAGATTATGAATATACTCGGGGAAATCTCTATTCTTTGATTGAAAAAGGTCAAGAAGCGGTTGATGGAATTTTAGAACTTGCACAAGAATCAGATTCTCCTAGAGCATTTGAAGTTGCAGGTCAACTTATTAAGCATGTCGGTGATGTTGCCGACAAGTTAGTTGATCTTCAGAAAAAAGTAAAAGACATTGAGAAAGACGATGGCAAATCATCTAAAGCAGCAAACGTTACAAACAATGCGGTTTTCTTTGGGTCTACAGCGGATCTCCAGAAATTTCTCAAAAATAATGGAGATTCTAAATAGATAAAGGACATACTTACCTAATATGACCAAAGCTAAATCGTGTCCCCCTGGGAAGTACTGGTGCTATACTGATAAAAAATGTAAAAAAATCCCCATGGGATTTTATGTGGGTCGTGGCGGTTATTTGTCAAGAGAAGATGAGAATGGTGAAGATGGTAAAAAGAACGGTAAAAAAAATGGTAATGGAAATGGCGGTAATGGAAACGGTGGTTCCAATGGCGGCGGCAACGGCGGCGGAGGAAATGGTGGCGGGGTGAGCGAAAATACTATATTAGAAAAACGTGATGGTAAGTCTGCGAAGGATAAGGGTTATTCCCTTCGCGATTGGTTCAAAGGTGGCGGTTGGAAACAAACAGGTGGTAAGTATGACGGTAAACCCTGTGCGAGACAACCAGGTCAAAAAACCAAACCATTCTGTCGTGATGCAGATGATCGCGCTTCAATGAGTAAAGACGAAAGAAATAGGAGAGCTGCTAAAAAACGCAGAGAAGATCCAAATCCCGATAGAAAAGGAAAGGCAAAAATGGTAACCGATTCATACGATTTTTCAAACTGGAGAGACGAGTTCAAAGCACTCGAATTTGAAACAGTTGACATTATTGGAACAGAACCATTGAAACCAACTGAAGGTCTTGGAAGTAAAATGCTTGGTGAGAAGTGTTGGAAGGGATATGAGAAGAAAGGTATGAAGACCATGTTTGGTAAGAGATATCCAAACTGTGTCAAGAAAGAAGAAACAGAAGTCACAAAAGAGGGTGTCCTTGATGCCGCTCTGGAGACTGATAAGAAAATGGGTGAACTTCATAAGAAAGTTGACAATGATGTCAAACGAATGAAGAAGGGTAAGAAGTTCAAAGAAGAATTTGAAACATGTCCAGTATGTGGTAATGATCCATGTCAATGTTTAGAAGGCAACTTGGAAGAGATGGCTTCAGAAAAAGATATTAATAAAAAACTTCAGAAAAAGGTCAACTCCAAAGATCTAAATCCTGCAGAATATATTAAAAATACGAGACTAATGCCTGGTTCTGGTATTCCTAAAAAATTACCAGAAGAAAAGAAAGATCCTTGTTGGGATACTCACAAACAAGTGGGTATGAAGAAAAAGAATGGAAGAATGGTTCCTAATTGCGTACCTAAAGAAGAAACTCATTCTGATTGGAGAACTGAACTTTTTGAAGGTGACGGGGATCATGAGTATGAAATGGCACGTCGTCAACTAGCAACGATTAAAAATGCAGTTTCTCGTCTTGAGAAAAAGATGGGTGAAACTGGAGAGGGTGAACTCAAAGCATGGGTTCAATCAAAACTCACTAGATCTGCGGATGACATCGATACCGTTGCAGATTACATGACCAATGAGCAAGTAGGTCCAGACGCACGGGGAGCAGCGAATCTTAAGAAATGGACTAATATGTCCACAGATGCCAAAGCAGGAACCCTGGCAAACAGGGCGGCAAATCAAGCAAAAGGCGTCTCAAGAGCAATTGATAATGCAAGACGAAATGCAAAAAATGTAAAAATAACGCCTGGTAGTGTAAACATTCGTGCAGATATTCCTGAAGAACTTGTCCAGGAAGGAGAAAAAGACGCTTGTTACCATAAGGTCAAGTCTCGTTATTCTGTATGGCCCTCTGCATATGCATCTGGAGCATTAGTCAAGTGTCGTAAAGTTGGCGCGAAGAACTGGGGTAACAAGACTAAAAAAGAGGAAGTCCAGTATCTGAATACTGAAGACTATCAAAGGATACAGGAATATGGTAACGTTTACACTATAATAGTGTTATGGAGAGGTAAGTCCCATCGCTTGCAACTTTTCTTCCAGGGTACGGCAAGACCTTCCCGCGATGAAGTTAAGAACGAAGTAGAAAAGATTTACCCAGGTGGAATGGTGAGTTACTACTTCCCCAGTGCCACCGATCCAGGTAAACCAATTATTGTTTCTACAAGGAGTTAATCATGCAAGACGACATCGAACTTTCAAATTTGTCAAAAGCACTTGAATATGAACGTCAGGCTAGAGAGATTGATAAGATGACTCTAACTGAAGCGAGAGAGTTCGCGAAGTCTTATTTAAAACTCTACTTTAAACAACAGGAAGTAATAGGTTCTATAGCAAACATGTGATTTTATGAGTGACGTATATCTTGGTAATCCTAATCTAAAAAAAGCGAATACTCCGATTGAATTTACGGAGGAACAGATTAATGAGTGGATCAGGTGTAAGAATGATCCTGTTTATTTTGCAAACAATTATATCAAGATTGTTTCACTAGACGAAGGTTTAACACAATTTCATCCATATCATTTCCAAGAGAAACTGATTAATCGATTTCATGAGAATCGATTTAATATCTGTAAGATGCCACGACAGACTGGTAAGTCTACTACCGTGGTGTCTTATCTTTTGCACTATGCAGTTTTCAACGATAGTGTCAACATAGGTATCCTTGCAAACAAAGCGGCAACCGCAAGGGAACTTCTCGGAAGGTTACAAACTGCATACGAGAACTTACCTAAATGGATGCAACAGGGTATTATAGCCTGGAACAAAGGATCGATGGAGTTGGAAAATGGCAGTAAGATATTGGCAGCTTCTACGTCTGCAAGTGCTGTCCGAGGTATGTCATTCAACGTCCTCTTTCTCGACGAGTTCGCGTTCGTCCCAAATCACGTTGCTGATGACTTCTTTGCCTCTGTTTATCCTACTATTACTTCTGGTAAAAACACCAAAGTAATCATCGTATCCACCCCACACGGTATGAATCACTTCTACCGTATGTGGCATGATGCGGAAAAGAGTAAGAACGATTATATTCCAACTGATGTTCACTGGTCTGAAGTCCCTGGTAGGGATTTGGAATGGAAAGAACAAACAATTAAGAACACATCAGAACAACAGTTCAAAATTGAGTTTGAGTGTGAGTTCTTAGGATCTATTGATACTTTGATTACCGCAGCAAAATTAAAGTCTCTTGTTTATGATGATCCAATCAAGAGAAATGCAGGATTGGATATCTATGAAGAACCAAAAGAAGATCACACATATGTTGTTACCGTTGACGTTGCAAGAGGTGTAGAAAAAGACTACTCTGCATTTTGTGTATGTGACACAACGTCATTTCCTTATAGATTAGTTGCTAAGTATAGAAATAATACGATCAAACCAATCTTGTTTCCAAACATCATTAGAGATGTATCGAAGGCATATAATCAGGCATTCATATTAGTAGAAGTTAATGATATTGGAGATCAAGTAGCATCCATTATTCATATGGACTTGGAGTATGACAATATACTCATGTGTTCCATGAGGGGTCGTGCAGGTCAAGTAGTTGGTCAAGGATTCTCAGGTAAGAAGACACAATTAGGTGTCAAGATGTCCAAGACCGTAAAGAAGATTGGATCTCTAAATTTAAAAGCATTAATTGAGGACGACAAGTTACTTGTATCTGATCTAGATGTAATCAGTGAGTTAACTACATTCATTCAAAAGTCAGGTTCATTTGAGGCAGAAGAAGGTTGTAATGATGACCTTGCAATGTGTCTTGTTATATTTGCATGGTTAGTTCAACAGGACTACTTTAAAGAAATGACGGACAATGATGTTCGTAAAAAAATATATGAAGACCAAAGGGATCAGATCGAAGCTGACATGGCACCATTTGGATTTATCAGTGATGGTTTGGATGATGAAGGAACCATCGTAGAAAATGATGGAACAATATGGAAGACAGATGAGTATGGTGATATGTCATATATGTGGGAGTATAACTGATGACTTTTGAAGAGTCATTTGAACTAGAACATTTATTTCTCAATGAAAGGAAGTGTAGATCTTGTGGTAAAACAAAAAATTTGTTAAATGATTTTTATCTAACAAGAAAAGATCGAGGTACTCTACCATCCGCATATTCTTATGAATGTAAAGAGTGTACTGTGAAGAGAATTAAAATATCAAGAACTAAAAATAAACAAGTTTATTGGGAATATCCTGATTGGTAGGGTGTTCATGCATTGTTTCCCCATTTGAAGCATCCAAATTTCTAAATAGTTTCAGTCATATGAATCTTCTTTAGAGGGGAAAGACATG